CTACCAGGGCACCGACCCGGCGAGCGCTAATACGTGGTCGCTCGTTGGCGTGTTCGATGTCCCCCCGCCGATTGGGCATCGTTGTTTCTTTAAGTATGGCGCGGATCTCGCTCTGATCACGCTTCAGGGCGTGTTCCCGCTGTCTCAGCTGCTCAGCGTCGATGAGAGCCAAGTGCAGAGGGTGGCGCTGTCCGACAACATCACGCCGTCGTTTGTCGAGGCGTCACGCTCCTATGCCAGCAATTGGGGATGGGAAGCGTGCGTCTATCCGCGCGGGACACGGTTGATTGTCAACATCCCGACTTCAGAGAACGTGACCGCTGCGCAATACGTGATGAACACGATTACCGGCGCGTGGTGCGAGTTTGACGGCCACAACGCGAATTGCTGGATCGTCTATGAGGACCAGTTGTACTTCGGGGACAACACGGGGACGGTTTACCTCGCAGACACGGGCGCGCTTGACTACGATGCTGAAATCGTCGGCATTGGCCAGACTGCGTATGATTCCTATCGTTCGCCGCTCCTGAAACGCTGGTCCATGCTGCGGCCGCTGATGGTTGTGTCGCGGTCGCTCGATCCCGAGCTTGGCGTGAGCACCGACTTTAGCGAGACGGATACGCTGTCCGGGCATCGCTCGACAGCGAGCGCAACGGCGACGTTTGATAGCGCGGCGTTCGATACATCAGAGTTCGCCTCGGATGCCAACATTGTAAGCGATTGGATCGGCGCTGCGGCGATTGGCACATTCGGCTCGATCAAGTTTCGCGCTCGCCTTGGCGCCGCTGCCGCCGACGATGTGTCGCTATGGGGCAGCGCATCGTGGGGATCGTCGGAATGGGCTGTCGCGAATAGCCCAGATGAGACGCTTCGCATCAACGGGTTTCTCGTCATGGCCGAGGTGGGAGGCAACCTGTGAGGCTCGTTTACGGCCACGACGCGACCGTAAACGAGTGGATCGCGCGGCGGTATGGCCTGCATGTGGTGCAGCGTCCCAGCGATAGCCTCGGCGTGATCGACAACGCGGGCGTTTTGCGCGGTGCGTTCGTCACGACGTGGAAAACAGACACTACGGCCGAGCTTCATTTGTTCGGCCGGACCAGCAATGACACGTGGAAAGACTATTGCGCGTGGGTGTTCGCGGGTGCCTATCGCCTCGAGATCAGAACGGGAAGAAAGAACAAGGCGATCAAGCGGGCGGCACCAAAATTTGGTTTTGTTTTCAGTGGAGTAGACCCACATTATTACGGAGAAAACCAAGACGCTCTGGTATTTTGGATGACTAAAGAACGCTGCAGATGGATTAGCCAAGATGCTTACGCAAGAGCGGCTTAAAGAGCTGATCAGTTACGACCCGGTTGACGGAACATTTTGCTGGAAGGTGACACGGAGTAATAGAGCTGTGGCCGGCAAGGTCGCTGGCAACTGCAAAGACTCTAAGGGCTACAGCGTCATCAGAGTAGACAAACGCCTGTATCGCGCGCACCGCCTAGCGTATTTGTATATGACTGGCGCATGGCCGAAGTGTGACGTTGATCACAAGAACAATAACAGGACAGATAACAGGTGGAAGAATTTGCGCGCTTCTACTAGGTCGCAAAACATAGCCAACAAGGCAACGCCAGCTTCAAATAAAAGTGGCGTGAAAGGCGTATGCTGGAATGCAGCGCATAAAAGATGGTTAGTAACTTTGCGCGTTGAAGGAAGGCATAAGTACATCGGCGAGTTCAAGTGCAAGGAAACTGCGGTAAGAGCGGTTCGAGAAGCCAGGCAGCGGCTACATGGCGAATTTGCGAGGCATGACTGATGGGTTCACTTTTCCGCAGTCCTAAAGCAGCAGCGCCGATCAACGTGGCAGCGGTCGGCCAGCAGCAGGCCGGTGAGAACACGCGCGCGGCGTTTCAGCAGGCATCGTTCAACCGGCTGAACCAACAGGATCAGTTTGGCAATACGTTGAACTATCAGCAGACCGGCACGGATGGGCAGGGCAATCCCATCTTTGGCGTTTCGCAGAACATGGGCCAGACCGGCCAGCAGTTTGCGGGCGGGTTTGCAAACCTCGGCCAAGCGTATTTCGACAGGGCAGGGAACCGCCCCGATCTTGGGTCTGATGCTGCAATGAATCGCGCCTATGACGCGGCAACATCGTTCTCGGCACCGCGCCAAGCGCGCGAAATGGCCGGCCTTGAGACTCAGCTTGCCAATCAGGGCTTCGCCCGAGGCTCTGAGGCGTGGAACAACGCGGCGCGCGACCTGACCGAGCGGCAATCGTCGGCCAATAATACGCTGATGGCTGGGCTTCAAAGCCAGATGTTCCAACAGGGTCTGGCGGATCGTCAGCAGGGTATGTCTGAGCTACAGCCTGGGCTGCAATTCGGCATGGGCACAATGAGCCCGAACCTCGTCAACGCGCCCGCAGTCAACACGGGCGGTCCTGTCGATTATGCGGGCCTGAACATGGCCAACTATCAGCAGCAGATGAACGCCTATAATTCTCAAATGCAACAGCGTAACGCGATGCTGGGCGGGCTGGCGAGCATCGGCGGTAGCATTCTGGCCGCGCCTGTCGGTGGTGGCATGAGCGTCGGCGGCAGCCTGTTTAATCGCTTTCTCGGTGGAGGTGGGAGCGGTTGGGTGAATCCCGACACTGGACGCGTTTGGAACGGGTCTAGTTACTAACATGGCCACGCTCGACCCGGAATTTGATCGGCGACTGCGGGCACTGCTGACGGCCGCCCAATCGTCCGGGCAACCCTTGTCCGTTGCGAGCGGCTACCGCAGTCCCGAAGATCAAGCCCGCGCCATCAATAGCGTTTCGCGCAACGTGCTTGGCCGGCCGGCATCGTTTGTGGAGTACGCGCGCGGTATCAAGGGCTACGCGGCTCCGGTTGGCGGTTCCATGCATCAGAAGGGGCTTGCTGCCGATCTTGCGGGTGGTGGGCTGAGTTGGGCGCATCGGACGGCGGCGGATTACGGTCTCCGCTTCCCGCCTGCGCTCGCCAAGACCGATCCAATCCACCTCGAGATTGACCCGAAAGCAATGGGTCCATTCCAAGACCCGCGCGACATGGAAGGCGTCAACCCTGTTGCCGTTCCCGCGTCCAAGGGCGGCGTTGTGAGTGCGGCTGTCGGCGCCGCGCCCGGTTCGTTTCGGGCCGCGCAGGAATTGCCACCGGCTAACGCCCCAGCCGTCGCCAGCGCCGCCCCCGCATCATCAGGAGCCCCTAGCATGGCCATGCCCCCAAGCAATGGATGGACGCCGGAGAGCGTCGAAAGCAGCCGCAGGATTGCCAAGGCGTTGATGGGCCAGGGCATGGATTCCAGCCCCGTTGGTCATTGGACGCAAGCGCTCGCCCGCGTGCTTCAAACGGGCGTTGGCACGGCCTGGGATAGCCAAGCGAACGTAGCCGAGCGCGAAGGCAAAAAGCAGGTTGGCGACTTCTACAATCAGGCGATGTCGCAGCCGATGACGCCGCAGCAGTTCACGGCGGGTCTCTCTCAGACCCCGTGGGGACGCGATGACGCGCAAGGCTTCGCCAAGGCGATCATTGCGCAGCAGATCAAGGGACCGGACAAGACCAACGATCAGAAGAACTATGAACGGGCGCAGGCTGACCCTGCGTTCAGACAGTACCTTATCGACCAAAAGCAAGCCGGGCGCACGCAAGTTAACATCGCGCAGAACGCGGAAAAGGCGGTCGAGCAAAAGCGTGGCGAGGCCAGCGTCAAGGCGGAAGTTGAAGCCTTTGAAGAAGCAAGATCTGCTAGACAGGAGCTTGCCCAGCTCGCCGGTCTGCAAGCGCGGCTCGAGCGCTTGAAAACGGGTCCAACGGCACCAGCGCAGCGGACAATTGCCACGTGGGCGCGTGATCTTGGCGTGTCGCCGCAGGCGCTTGAAGCGTTCGGCATCCCGAAAGACTTTGTGGGCGATGCAAACTCGTTTGAAGCGGCCGTGGCCGGCATGTTGGTCGGCAAAATCGGCTCGGGGGGCTTCCCGGCAAACAACTTTTCAAACGCTGACCGCGAGTTCCTCGAGAAGACGTTGACCCGCCTTGCCAACGATCCACGCGGCAATCGCCTGATAGTGGAATCCTCCCGCCGCATCGCAGAAGCGAAGATCGAAAGGGCGCGGACGTATCAGCAATGGCGGCAGGCGCCGGAGAACAAGGGCAAGACGTTCTTCGATTTCGACTTCGAATACGGCCAGCGTGTCGGCAACAAGTTCGATGATCTTGTGCAGGAAGCACGCCAAATGATGGATAGCGCCGGCGATGGCTACCTGCCGCAGCCGACCGCGCCAGGACAGCCGCCCCCGCAGCAGAATCAGGGCGTTGCACCAGCCATTCAGCAGGGACGGGCGTTGCTGCAATCGGGGCAGATTGACCCGCGCGCGGCTATCGAAAGCGCGGTGCGACAGATTCAAAACGGCAAGCCGCGCGAGAAGGTCATTCAACGCCTGCAAGAGTTAGGCATTCCAGTCCCGCCTGAACTGATGAACACCGCGCCGGCACAAGTCGCGCCGGAACCCGCACAGCAACAGCGTCGCGGGACACTGAGCCGTGAGGTCATCCGCAATGGCTAATCCCGACGACCTGTTTGCTGATATCCAGCCGCTTCGGCAGGCGGCAATCGCTCCAAGCATTAGCCCCGACGATCTGTTTGCAGATATCCAGGCTGTCGGTGTTGTCGAAGATGTGGCGAAGGCCACTGGCGCGGGTCTCGTCAAGGGCGTCGTCGGCTTGACGGCCCTGCCTGGCACCATCGAACAACTCGGCCGCATGGGCATCAACAAAGCGGCCGAAGTGTCGGGCCGCACCACGCCGCTGGTTTCCAGCGAGACGGCGCTGCCGAATTATCAGGACATCAAGGGCGCAGTCGAGGCCCGCACAGGCAAGCTGTACGAACCGCAAACGACGGCGGGGCAGTACGCCGGAACGCTGGCCGAGTTTGCCCCCGGCATGATCATTCCAGGCGGTGCAGCGGCATCGCTCGGCCGTCGCGCACTGACCAGCGTGGTGGCGCCTGCTGTCGTGTCCGAGACAGCAGGGCAGATGACGAAGGGCAGCGCCGCAGAGCCCTATGCACGCATCGCGGGCGCGGTTGCTGGCGCCTTTGCACCGGGCATGATCGGCCGGGCTATCTCGCCGGTTCGCGTTGATCCGGCCCGGCAGCAGCAGGCGGCGGTGTTGGCACAGGAAGGCGTTGGCGTCACTGCGGGCCAAGCGTCGGGCAGCAATCCGCTGCGCTATGCGGAGTCGGTTGCGGTCGATACGCCGCTTGCTGGCGGTCGCGCCAAGCAAGTGCTCGAAACGCAGGGAGAGCAGTTCACGCGGGCCGCATTGCGTCGGGCTGGCATCGACGCGCCGCGAGCCACGGGCGACGTTATGAATGATGCTTATATTCGGATCGGCCGAGATTTTGACCGCTCAACCGCTGCCATTCGTGTGCCGTTAATGCGTAATACGCCAGCGGGACCAGCCCCGACCGCGCCCGTCCGCCGCGTTCAGCAGATTGCCGACGATTACGAGCGGATTGCACTCCCTGCGACGGCATCGCCGCTGCCCCGGACTATTGCCGACGACCTTCAAGCCCTTGCCGCTAACAACATGATGATGGACGGGCGCACCTATCACAAGTGGCGGTCTGATCTAGGCGCAGCCGCACGCACCGCGCAGGACTCTGAAACGCAAAGGGCCATCTATAGAATTCAAAACACGCTCGACACGGCAGCAGAGGCATGGCTGCGCAGCACGTCGCGGCCAATTCCTGGACTTCCGACACCGCCGAACTTGTCACACTTGGCCGATGACCTGCGCCGTGCGCGCCGGGAATATCGCAACTTTCTTGTGCTTGAACGGGCGGCAACGGGTGCAGGAGAGAACGCCGCGCTTGGTCTGATTTCCCCGTCCGCACTTAGAAACGCAACCGTACAGCAGGGCCGCAGAGCCTACGCACGCGGGCAAGGCGACTTTGGCCAACTCGCTCGTGCCGGTGAAGCCCTCATGAAGCCGCTGCCGCAGTCGGGCACGAGTCCGCGCGTTGGTGTGCAGCTCGTCGGGGCCGGCATTGGCAGCGGGCTCGGTGCGATGATGGGCGGGCCTGTTGGCGCTACTGCTGGCGCAGTCGCTGGCGCTATCGCTCCGGCCCTTGGTCAAGCGCTTGCCGGTCGCATGGTTACGTCGCCAGCGATGCAAGCCTATCTTAGGCAGCAATACGGCGCCGCACTCCGCGACCTGCCGCGCGGTCGCATGATCAACGCTGCGCCTGGGATCATGGTGCAGTCTAACGACTATCCGACACGCTAAGGAGTCCGTGCCATTCCAAGAAACGGCAGCGGCACCTATTCGGTGCCCAACACCTACTCATCCGGCCAGACCATAACGGCGGCTATCGTCAACGCCAACTTCTCGGACGCGGGAACAGAACTTACCAACTCTGTCGCCCGCGACGGTCAAACGACGATGACCGGGCCGCTGAAGGCAGCCAACGGCACGGCGGCGGCGCCGTCCATTACCTTCGGATCTGACACCGATACGGGGCTTTTCCGCAAGAGCGCCGACACCATTGGCGTCTCGATTGGCGGCACGGAGGTGGCCGAGATCAGTTCCAAGGGCTCCACGTTCGTGCCCCCAGGCGTGATGATGCCCTACGTTGGCACCACAAGCCCGACAGGGTGGGTTCGGGCCAACGGGCGCACCATCGGCAGCGCATCCTCTGGCGCCAGCGAGCGCGCCAACGCCGACACTGAAACGCTCTATTCGCTCCTATGGAACAGCTACAGCAACAGCGTGTGCGCCGTCTCGAGCGGGCGTGGTGCGAGTGCTGCCGCCGACTACGCGGCCAACAAAACGATTGGCCTCCCGGATCTCAGAGGCCGCGCCTTCTTTGGCTTGGATGATATGGGCAATTCGGCCGCGTCCAGGCTCGGCAGCATCATCACCGACGAGACGACCAACGGCGCCAGCGGCGGCGCTGAGACGGTTACCCTTGCCGAGGCCAATCTGCCAAGCCACACGCACACCGGCACAACGGCTAGCAACGGCGCGCATACGCATACCGTCGCCTACGGTACCCGCACGGTGGATTCACCATCCGCCGTTAATGTTGTCGACTCCGTTGGAAGCGGCGTCAGTTCTGCCACCACAAGCAGCAGCGGCGCCCACACGCACACGTTCACGACCAACGCGACAGGCTCCGGCGACGCGCATTCCAACATGCCGCCCGCCTTCCTCACAACGTATATCATTAAGCTCTAAGGGGGCAACATGCCGCGCACAACAGGCACCTATGCGGC